AGCCCCCAGATAATCGCGTTCTGGCTGGGCTTTATGTTCCGCGCACAGTGCCTGATCAATCAATTCAGACACACGCTCGGTAAAACTGGGCCTGTGATTAAAATCAAGCATCTAAAATGGAATCTCCCCAAAGTCTTCTATGGGCTCGCCTTTGGAAAGCTCGTCCATGTAAGCTGTCACAACGACTTCGATCAGCGTCAGGACTTGCTCACGGGTTAAATCTTGGAAGGCTTTGTCAGTGCCAATCTCGGCGACATATTCGCCAAGGGGACGCAGAGCCTTATTCATGCAGTCACGTTCAAAATCGGTGGGATCAATCATGCGGCGATCCTCCCGTTTTCAATGACCTGACGGATGGCTGTGTTGTTAAACCGCATGGTCATCAGAGCGGATGCCTTGTAACGGGTCAGGCTGTAATCATTGCGATATTCAGGAGGGAGATGACGCAGCTGTTTTTCGGTGGCAGGCTGGTGCAACCAGTTTTTGGTTTTGTGAGCAGCGCTTTCGGTTTCAAACAGGTTGATCCAGTCATCGGCAGCGGCAAAGCAGACAATACGCTCACCCGCAGCCAAGAGCTTAACCGCATGGTTTTTGCGACCACCAACGGCGTACCATTCACCGTCGCGGTAAAAGACACCGCCCCAAGCCTCAAAGCCAGTTGCAATGAAATACTGATCATCGCCGCGCAAATCGCACCAAAGGAAGCTGGAGCGTTTGAGAATATCAATTTCCGTCATGTGGAAATCGGCGGTCTGTGTGGTGTCAGCTTCGGGCTGACCTTCCCAGACATAGCCACATAGCAGACATTCCTTACTGGCGAGCGGCACATCAGCGCCGCATTCCGGGCACTCTTTATAGGGCGCATCGCCTTCAATAAACTGGTCGTCCAGCTGGACTTCCTGTTCCAGCGAACCATGCATCAGTGTCGATATGCCAAAATCTAGCACAACGCAGTCTTTTTTGATGATGCCGGGAAATTCAGCCGGGTCGACTGTTCGCAACCCACGCCCAATCATCTGGATCATCGTAGATTTGTAGGAACTTGGTCGCAGTAAAACGATGCAGGATGTTGGCGGGTGGTTCCAGCCTTCAGTCAGTACCGCAACATTCACGATGACTTGTAGATCGCCTTTGCCGTAAGCTGCCAAGGTATCAGGGCGATCTGTCTCACTCATATCACCCCAGATCATGCCTGTGGCGATGCCCGCGCTGATAAAGCTGGCCATGACATCCCGCGCATGCTCAACGGTCGAGCAAAATACAACGGTTTGACGGTCTCCGGCTTTTTCTTTCCAGTGCTGAACCACCGCATCATTGATGGGGCGCGTGTTCATGATGTCAGCAACCGCGCCCATATCATAATCAAGGGCGGTTTTACGGACTTTACTCAGTTCTTCCTGAACACCGACATTCATGACAAAGGTGCGTGGCGGCACAAGGTGACCGGAAGCGATCAGCTCTTTGACCGTGATTTGGTCCGACACGTTGGAGAAGATCGGGCGCAGACCTTTTTTATCTCCACGGTTAGGCGTGGCGGTCATACCTAGCAGCTTCATGTTTGGATTGATATTTTGAGCGTGCTCAATCACTCGCATATAGCTGTCGGCCCGGGCGTGATGGGCTTCATCAATCACCAACGCATCAAGTGGTGGTAATGAATGCAGATTGCTTTCCCGCGAGAGAGTTTGCACCATGGCAAAGGCCACTTGGCCATCCCAGCTTTTCTCATTCGCATTAAAAATGCTGGTGGAGAGCGATGGGTTTACGCGCTTGAACTTGCCTTCATTTTGAAAGGTCAGCTCATCACGGTAAGCAAGCACGCAGGCACGCTCAATATCGCGATCAAACATGCGTCCCAGCACTGCTGAGAGCATGATCGTCTTGCCTGCACCTGTTGGCGCGACCGCTAGCGTGTTGCCGTGGGTGTAAAGCGCATCAAGGGTCTTGGAGACGAGCTCCTTTTGTCTTGGTCTGAGTAACATGCCGCCCCCTTATCATTGTGCCCATGACGGCAGGTTGCTGGCAGAACTCGCAGATACGGACTGATCACTATTGGACTGAAGCGCAGTGGCTGCACCGGACACAGCGCCCATGAGAGAGGCGTATTCCTTGTTGTCCGGTGTGATGGCCAGTTTGATGACGTTCTTGTCGTCACCGTTCTGGTCTTTCTCAATATCAATCCGGGCAGCAAACTCGACACCATCCAGATCACCAAGGCCGTTGATACGGCGGGCATTCTGGGCAGCTGGCGAATTATCCTTGTTGGACACGCCGCGAGAGGAATTCAAAATCCCTTTGATAAAGGCGCGACCAATATTGGCCCAGTCCGGTCCCTTTGCGCTGTAAAGGCCAATCAGGCTCCAGATTTTGCGGCGGGCGTATTTGCCCTCCAGCACCACAAACTCACAGTTCAAATAGACCGCACCTGTGGTATTGCTGCGCGTGGCCCAGCCACCCGTCCAACCTTGTGATGCATCATCATGTCCGCCGGGCTTAATGGTCATACGGACCTTAGCCAGCGTTCCTTTGGGGATGACATCAAATCCGCTTTGATCATCTGCACTATTAAAATCGTTCCAACTCATTCTTGGCCTACTTGTGTCTCAAAGTTTTGTTGGGAATCAGGGGTGCTGCTGGCAGGCGCGTCTTGTTCAATTGAGAACGTGAGGCGTTCGGCAACAGGCTTGGCTTTGCCCGCAATTTTCTGCATGAGGCGGCCAAGATGGGGTTCTTCCATCAGATCAAGACGACCGGAACGATCTTTGGCCGGATATCCGGCATCATTGATGGTGTGGCAGATAAAGGCGCGGAATGACTTGCCTTCGGGGCTTGTCATCTCGGTCATAGTGATGACCTGATCGACAATACCGGGAAGCTCTAACGCAGTTTTGCTGCCTTCAATTTGTGGTTGGAAGAAACGGCGATTAAAGTCGTCGATCTTTTCGTCTAAGATGCCGACAAACCAGATATTCTTGCCGCGTATGTGTTGGAGATGTGTAAGCCACGCGATCATTTCCTGACCATGCAGGCCGTAAGCACCACGAGTGTCCGGCTTGCCTGTTTTGTCAGAAAATGCCTGTGGCTGGCCTTTGCACCAGTTGAAGCATAAGCGTCCGGCAACGGTGATACTGTCGATGAAGATCGTGTCGTATTTATCTAGCGCACTATTATTTGGATTATTGACATCACCATACTTGGCGGTGACGGCATCATAATGGGCTTGGCTGTATGGCTGCTCATCACGCAGGGCCGGATTCGGACCGCCAATAAAGGCGGCAATATCACGGCAGTCCTGCCATGTGCGCGGACGGATGGTGTCCCCTTGCCAACCTTCGATGGCGAGATCACCTGCCTCCAGATCAAAGAACAGCGTCTTTTCTGCAGGCAGCGTCCAGAGCAGTGATGTTTTGCCGATACCGCTTTTACCGAAGATGCATCCTTTAATGCCCTTGGGCTCGATCAAGCGTTCATCGGCTGAGATGATAGGAAGGCTCATTGGGCACCTCCTTTGCGGGAGAGTGCATCCACAATGTTTTCAGCGCCTAATACGCCTTTGGAACGTGCTTCCGTATAAAGCTCACGGATGGCAGACAAGCGCTTGTAAAGGGCGCTTTGCTCCTTATCCAATGCCTGTGCGGCAAAGGCTAGATCATCCAGCGTTGCCTCATGGATTGGTTTGGTGGTGTCTTCAGGAATAGCACCAAGCTCTGGAATTTGAATAAATGCCGGAACATGTTTGGCGTAGTAGCTGTCTTTAATCAGCTTTTGTAACGATGGCTTAAACATAAAACCTCCTTGATTTCGTGGGTTAAAATTTGCTCTTTGGTCGTTTCGGCTCTAGCTGCCGGGTTCTGACGCCGCCCAAAGAGCAAAGCGGTCGCGGTATTTCCTTGTGGGGTCTTGTATTTCCGCGAGAACCCGGCATGTTTTCTTGCCTTCAAGGAGTTACTTACCGAGAGGGCTCAAAAACTGCCGAGTATTTGTTTCTGGGGCTCAGTGCAGATATTCCGCAAAGCCACGCGCCTTCAGCGATCCGCGAAGTTCAGACAGCGTCCCGTAGAGGGTCGAGCGTGGGGTTTTGGTTTTGCGTGAGATTTCACTGATGCTGAGCGTTCGCAGATCAACCAGCAGCAACACCAGATGCGGTGGCATCTGCTGAACGGCCTGTTCAAGGTCAATTTGAAGGTCGCGGCTGGTGAGGTCTTCGGTTGCGGGATCAAGCAAGGCGTTGTCTTCGTCGTCCTTATCCTCAAGCCATGCATCAAGTGAAAAATCACTGATGCCGGACCCACGTTTTTGTGCGCGGGCTGCTTCAATCAGTTTGGCGCATTTGTGATTGAGGATGCGGTCAACAAAGGTCGACCATTTTGCTTTTTCAGGATCATAAGCCTGCTTGCGGGATAGATAATCCAGCATCAGCTCTTGCTCAATGTCCTCGACTTCTACGCCATGAATGGCGGAGTGCCGCATCAGGCTGTGTGCGTGATAACGGACTTGGTTTACGATAAAGGCGTGGATTCCTTCATAGTTGTTTTTGCTCATGGTTTTCGTCTCCAGTTGCGGTTAGCCGCCACGCGGGCGGGTCAACTGGGACTGGCGAAAACTCACTGGAGGCCCGCTGAGACGGGCTATTCAAAGCGCTGCAAAAACAAAAAAAGCCCCGACATGCGGGGCTTTGGTGGGTGCGAATTTTTTTGAAAAAAATTTCAGGGTGGTCGGTGAAATTTCACCGAAGCGGGATTAGGCAAATCCAAAATACTTTAATTGCTCATCCCAAATATCGGGAAATGGTGTTTGCATATCCTGCAGACTTAACTGGCGCGGCTGCGTACCATCCAAGATGGCTTTTTTAATCTGGGGGGCGAGTTGATTGAGGCGCAGTATCCGCGACATATAAGAGGAATTGATTTTGCGCTGGCGCGATATGTCATCGATGGATTTATAGCGCCCTGTATCGATCAGGTTCTGCCAGTAATAGGCTTTGGCCAAGGCTCTAACGAGCGTCTCGTCGGGTTTCGAAGCTTCTTGCGGTGCAGTCATATGAGCACCTTCAGGAAGTAAAATCAGTTTTTTGCCGCCGTAGCGTTTGATTTTTATCGGCACCCGAACCGAGATCACATTGCCTTCCATCATTTTTATGCGTGCATCCATGCTTGCTCCTCCAATTGTTTGGTTGAAATTCCTTGGAGGCGCTTTTCTTGTTCGTTCAATTCTCGTGCAAGGCTGAGCATGCCATCTGCCCGAATACGGACATCGACATATTCATAATTGACGATGACTTTCTCAATCATCAGCTCAAGAATACGTTGCTGCTCTGCCGGAAAAAGCTCCTTCCAGATCGGTACAATATTGCCAAGCGCGTCCCGGACTTCCGTTTCAGTCACACTTTCATCCTCTTTGTATGCCTCGCGCCATGTCTCAACGATCATTTCAGGTGAGGCAAAAACGGCTTGTAGCTGCGTCAGGATCAAAGCTTCCATCTCACTGGCACTGACATTACGAACTTTGCAATCTGGGTTGATGCCTTTGCGATAGTGCTCGCAGGTGTAATAGCGATAAAGCCTGCCGCCTTTTTTACGGGTATGGCTTGGCACCAGAGAGCATTCACACTCACCGCATTTCAAAAGCCCCATCAAAATTGCCTTAGTTTTCTTCCGCGTGATTGCGCCTCGATTGATGGTGTTTTCGTGTCTGATGGCGCGGACTTTATTCCACGTATCCATGTCAATGATGGCTGGATGACGACCCTCGTATATTTGGTCCTTATGCTTGATTTTTCCGATATAGATGGGGTTTTGCAGAATCTTATAGAGGCCGCCTTTATCCAGTGCCTTTCCACCAATAACCCGTCCGTTCTTGATTGTACGCTTCTTGCTTAACACTCCCATGCGCGGCAACATTTTTGCCATTTCCGTTGGTGACTTGGTCATCAAAAACAGATCAAATATTTTGCGGATACCCTCAGCCTCATCAGGCTCAATCATAAGCTCACGGTTTTTCACCACATAGCCCATGGGCGTGACACCGCCCATCCACATGCCTTTGCGTTTGGAAGCGGCCAATTTATCGCGGATGCGTTCGCCAATCACCTCACGCTCAAACTGGGCAAAGCTGAGCAGAATGTTTAGCGTCAATCGGCCCATTGATGTGGTGGTGTTAAATTGCTGGGTAACGGAAACGAAGGACACTTTGTGTTCGTCAAACAGATCGATCAGTTTGGCAAAGTCAGCCAAGGAGCGCGACAAACGGTCAACCTTGTACACGACGACCGTATCAATCAGGCCGTTTTTGATGTCGTCCATCAGACGCTTTAAGGCCGGACGATCCATATTGCCGCCTGTGAAGCCGCCATCATCATATTCATCAGGAAGCTGAAACCAGCCTTCATGTTTTTGTGAAGCAATGTAGGATTCACAAGCCTCGCGCTGAGCATCAAGGCTGTTGAATTCCATGTCCAAGCCTTCTTCAGTGGATTTGCGCGTATAAATCGCGCAGCGTTTTTTCGGTGTGGTTGTGCTCAATGTTTACCTCCTTGTGCTTTGTTGTTTAATCCGAAGAAGGCAGGCCCAGACCAGCTGCTGCCCGTTATGGCCAGCGCAACTTTCGACAGGCTTTTGTATAAACAGCCTGCATATTCGTAGCCTTCTTCTAAAATGGTGACCTGATATTCAATGCCCTTATATTCCCGAACAAGTTTGGTGCCGGGGATGGGCCACTGATATTGTGTCTTGCGCTTCTGTTTGGCTTTCTTGCCATTTCTTGATTTATTGGGGCCGAATAAATCATTGGCTTGTTGTTCGATCCGGTTCTCAATCTGCGGATCAACGCCATAAGCAAGCTCCTGCAGGCGATAAGCCAGTCTGCGGACAATGTGGCTTTTATGGCCGCCGGGTGGCTCGTCCTGATAGACATCCCGCCATAATGCTTTCAGGTCTGATAGCGGCATGTTTGGGAGTGCCGCTACACGCGCCAGAAGTGTTTTATCCATCTGTTTCTCCTTGATTTTTTGGTTCTTCGTCCTGGGCATGAACGCTTGGAAAAACCCTGAAGTCCAATGAATTAGAGGGATGTATTGCTTCTTTCTGACGGTTCAGACGGATCTTGCGGCGCAGGATGCCAAGCGCCAGCAAACGCGCCACTTCGGTGCGGTGATCTCGCTCGTTTATTAGGTTTGGGGGAAGTGAAGACATGGGCGAACCTCCTTGAGAATTATTGCGTCGTTCAAGGAGTTACTTACTGAAATAACTTGAAAACTGTCGGTTCAGTCAATGCTGTGCATTGAATCAAATTAGGCTTGTGAAAATCATAAGCCTAATTTATGTTAGGTCATTAGCCAAAATTGAAAGGATGCTATGGAGCAACTGACAAACGCACAGAATACGCTATTACAGGCCATTGAGCGCCTGAAACGTGCCATGGGGATGTCGCCCACGGTACAAGAGCTTGCTGTGGAATTGGGTGTGAAAGCGCCCAGTGTGTTTGAAGGGCTCAAGCGGCTGGAAGATAAAGGCTATATTCGCAGACAGGCCCGAAAAGCGCGGTCCATCGAAATCCTTCATGCACAAACACCGGATAAGACCAATCTAACGGCTGTTCCTGTTTTAGGAATGGTTGCGGCTGGCCAACCAATTCTCGCTCTTGAAAACAAGATTGGTCAGGTCATGGTGCCGAATAATGTTCTGCGCGGGAAATGCTTTGCGCTCAAAGTGCAAGGCGACAGCATGATCAATGCTGATATTTTCGAGGGCGATTACGTTGTTGTGCGCCAGCAACCTATTGCTGAAAACAGCGATATTGTTGTGGCCATGGTCGGCGAAGAAGCCACTGTAAAGCGGCTGAGCATTGAAGGGGAGCATATTGAGCTGCGCCCTGAAAATCAGAAACTAAAACCCATCATCATAGGACAACAAGATGAACTTAAAATAATTGGGAAGGTCTTACACGTCTGCTCGGGTGTTGACACCGAGGCCAACCCTGTGACGACGAAACAGGAGATTGGCGATGTCGAGATATAATCCAAAGGTATTCACAAATGTAGATGTTTTAGGCGGTCTGGATGCAGAGCTGCTTATTCAGCTATTCAGAAAGTTTCCAAAATTCTTTGAAGAGCATGAGATTCATCTCGAAAACGGCACATTGAATTTTGAAGATATTACAAAAGCGCTTATCCGCCCAAACGACAACGTTCAAGATTCTGATGAAACGCACGAGTTGATGGAAGCTCTGCAATTAATAACAGAAATGTCTAGTCAAGAAGCTATGGAATCGCTGATATCAGCAGCTAAAGACCAAGGTATCGAATTACAGTATACACCCGGATCACATGAAGATTTAGCCCTGTTTTGCTTTTTAAATCAGCCTGATCTTTTCCATACGGAATATGCGCGATCATTAGTCCGAAATTATCGGGGCTTTAGTTTTTATTGGGGATCACACGCTCAAAAAAGGTCTTTTCCAGAGATTTCAGATGGAACAATCACAGCACTGCAATCAGAGCTTGATGACTGGTTTGCCAGTAATAACCGATTGCGAAATTGCCGAGTTTATTTGTTCCCTCAAGGGCACCGAGTTAGCATCGTTATAAAATACGGCAAGCCATTAAAGCGTGAATTTAAAATGAAAGATGGCGAGACAGGGAGCGTATTTTACAACCCTCAATGCCATGATCTTTTGATTTACAATTGCGACAGCGATGATGTGAGCGTCAGGATATCCAGCAAGAAAAAAGGTCAGATAGAAGAATTCTTGCGCTGCGTGGGAAAACACATTTTTGGTAACGAGGAGTACTTCTCTGAGCAAAAGAAGTTTTCGTTAGAGAAATTGAGAGATGTTGATAATGCCGCCCATAATTTTGCCACTACTGATGGTGTTGAAGATGTGAAGCTGGTTGAAATTCATTATGATTGGGGCGGCGAAACTGAAATTAGAAAATCAGGCAATCTTCTCAACACGCTTATACGGAAAAATGGGCAGGAATCGACAAAGCGTGCGGCCATTAATTTTGCCAAGTTCAGCGTAAAGTTTGAAGGGGTGAAGAAGGCAAGGCCCATTGATATCCGGGCTGGCAATCGTGCTACGTTCAGTCGTGACGAAGATTTTCTGGTTGTGGAAGATTGGATCACAGACCAAGGGCTAGTTGAACCTAGACCATCAAAACAGGAGGCAGCGCAATATGTGGAATATGCTCGCGAAGCTGCCTCGGCATGAACATAATCATGCATTTTTGATCAAACACTTTGGTGATGCTGAGTTAGTCAAGTCTTGGTTCGATAGCACAACGGCTTTTGATGAACAGTTACATTGTGATCATGGGCATTGCGGTGGAAGGCGTGTATGTGAAATGCCTAATGGAAAAATGCTGGCAGTTTGTAATGATGACACCACCTCCTGCCCAGACTTACATATTTCGAATAATGACAGACGGCTGCATACCCTAAGTCTAAAAAAGATTGCTGGCTTAATCGCCGACTCTACGAATGAGCTTTCAGTTTCCAAGGATATACAAACCATTGATGGTACCTCAAGCTGTATAAGGGTTGGGCATTACATGCCTCGCGGCACCATCCGTTATCCAGTTTTCTTTGGAATCGACATACACGATGGAGATCTGGAAGGCATAATCAACCATGTGATTGGCCTTGATGGAACAGCCATTTTGCTTATGCCGTCTATTGACAACATCAGTCAGTCCAAGATTAATGCTATTCGTGCCAAAGGCTCTGATTTGATTGGCTTGCAGGATTTGACTAACGCAGACATGCTCATTGATACCAGAAAAGCCTCAGAAGCATTTTCTGCCTTTCATGAGGCTCAAGAAGACCCCATGCCAGAAGTGAGCTGTGTCTTATTTCCAACTCCAGCTGATGCAGAGTGGTCGAATATTACGGTTAAATTCACCGATGGGCATACGGTTCGTGTCACTTGCAATACTGGTAACAATAGGGTTTCCCAAGTTTACAATTTTACCCAGATGGGCATGGCTGATGGCCGAACAGCATCTCCCAATAAACAATGGAATCTGCTGGAAGGCTTTGCAGATGAGCGAGGCCAATTCACATGGGATAACCCGAAAGCCAACCGAAACCAGAAAAAGCAAAAACAAGAACTGAAGAAAGTCTTTCAAAAGTTCTTCGGCATATATGACAGTGATCCATTTGAGGATTACAAAGATCACAAAAACCGCGTTTGCTATCGCTCCAAGTTTCATATCTCACCTGATGAATAATCAATGATAGGCATAGACTGGTGCGAACTGGTCAATTGCCAAACCCTTGATTTCCCATGACTAAAAGCTCCGTACTTCGCTTTTCCAAGTACGGTGTTTTTCAGGAAAGGGGCATATATAGGAGGAAAATTAGAGAAAAACAGGCTGTTTTTATAGAGAGGAAGTAAATTGCAAACAGCGAAAAAGCCCGCAAATGCTGGGCTTTTGGGGCTATGCCATCTGTAGCATATGAAAGTTCGTTTTAGGTCAATGGCGGAGAGAGCGGGATTCGAACCCGCGATACCGTCGCCGGTATACACGCTTTCCAGGCGTGCGCCTTCGACCACTCGGCCACCTCTCCTGCGCCGTCCAACATCATAGTTGAATTTCTAAGCCAA